GAATTTATTCTATAAATACATCAGGTGGTACTGCATCTCAAGGAGATTTAGTATTTGTAAGACAATTAAACGATGCTTCTATAGCGGAAGCACTTAGACTTAAATCTGATAAATCAGCAACTTTTGCAGGAGCTGTAAATATAGCGGCTAGTCAAAAAATATATTTAGGTGGTAGTACAGCTAGGATGCAAGTTTACCACACGGGTTCAAGTGGTGAAGCTCTTGTTGTAAATAAAGAAGGTAATTTAAGTTTAGTTAACCAAAGTCACGGTGATGATATTATATTTAAAACAGAAAATTCTGGTGGAACTGTAGTAACGCCTTTAACTTTAGATAGTGCTGGAGCTGCAACTTTTGCAGGTAATATAATAATGACAAATGCTGGTAGTGGTAACGCATCGATGACTATTAAATCAACAACTGGTGGTGATCCAACAATAACATTTAACAGTGCTGCTGTAAATAGAAACGGTGTTATAAATTTCCAAGATAATGGAACTCAAATGGGGCAAATAGTATATGCTCATAATGGGGATTACTTAAATTTTTATACCGGTGGAGCTTCAGGCAGTGGTCATTTGGAATTAAGTTTAAAAGAAAGTATTGGTGCGACATTTAGAACCGATGTATTGGTTCCAGCTGGTTATGTTGGTAGAGATGCTCATAATGGTGTTTATTTTGATACAGATAATGTAATACAATTTAGAGTAGGTGATGCGCTTAGATTTAGAATGAACCCTGATCATTTCCGTCCATACGTAGATAGTACTTATGATTTAGGTACATCATCATATTATTTTAGACACACTTATACAGATGCTATTACAACTACAGGTAACGCAACTATTGGAGGACCAATAATAGCAGATGGTACTGGTGTTGCAGCTGGAACTTCTACATATCTTCAATTTAATTTAGCTGGTTCTATTTCAGGTTTAGTTGGTTGTTCTGACGCTATAATTGGAGCAGCTGGTGATGCAAATGATATTATATTACACTCTCAAGCTGGTAGTGTATTTATAGCTAGTGCAAATACTGTAGCTTTAACTTTAGATGAAAGTCAAAATGCAACTTTTGCAGGGAATGTTACTGTTTCAAAGGCTGGTGCTAATCTTTACGTAACATCAACAAGTGGTACGCAAGCTACGTTAGAGATTGGGAGAAGTAGTGATACTAAGGCTCAAATTAGATGTGGGAATACTGCTGCAAATGATTTTTGTATTTACGTTGGTGGATCTAATAGACTTCAAATATTAAATAGTGGTAATATTGGAATTGGTGTTACTGGCTCAAGTAGAAAAGTAGATATACGAGATACTTCAAATTCACAAAATACTGTATTAGCATATAATCAAGGAGCAAGTTTTACAGGAACAGTATATGAAGCTATTACTGATAGGACTTCAAATTCTGCTTTTAATTTAATGAATCTTAAATCATCAACTACATCAATGTTTTTAGTAAGAGGTGATGGTAATGTTGGAATTGGAGATGCAACTCCTTCATATAAATTAGATGTAGCAGGAGATATAAGAGCAACTGCTGATGTGATAGCATATTCTGATGCTAGAGTAAAAGATAATATTACAACTATAGATAATGCTTTAGATAAAGTAAGTAAATTACGAGGTGTTAGTTATACTAGAAAAGATATAGATGATAAATCAACTAAAATTGGTGTTATAGCGCAAGAAGTTATAGACGTATTACCTGAAGTAGTTAGTCAAGATGACGAAGGAAAATACTCTGTTGCATATGGTAATATGGTTGGGGTATTAATCGAAGCCATAAAAGATTTAAAAGCTGAAGTAGAAGAACTTAAAAACTCCAAATGCGATGGCTGTACCAAGTAGTGGAACATTAAGTTTATTAGGATTAGCCCGGGAAAAAGTACATGATGATTATACTAGTGGAGCTATAAGTGGACTAATACCATTAAAATTTGTTACAATAGGTGGACAAGGTGGTTCACAGCAAGAAACTTATGACGCCACTAATACCGATAGTGCATCATATCCAGATGGTAGTGCACCATATAATATGAGTGGTTGGTATAGTTATGATCATGATTTTGTTGCATTGAGTACAGCATATAGAACAGCAAGTAGTTATGCAAAACCATTAGCTGCGTGTAATCAAACAACAGATACACAAATATGGTTTAGTGGTAGTTTTAGTAATGGTGATACAGTATATACTAATAGTGCTGGTTCAGCAACTTTAGCGGCAGGTAATTATGGTTATGGTTCAAGTGGTGGAAATGCAAGTTCAAGATTTACAACAAATTCCAGTGGTGTAGTAACAACTGGTCCAACCGTATGTTAATATTATGAAAATAAACGAAAACAATTTACAAGAACATACTGGATCAAGTTTTACATTAAAAAAGAACGATGGTGTATCAAGATTATCATTTAATGTAACCGATTGGATTGATAATGCGGATTATTATGCTGAAATATTTCTTGGAAAATGCGAAGGTTGTCCAACTAGTAAAGCGGTATATGAAGGTTTATCTTATGATAAAGTGTTAGTTGGTGGATTAGGATTAGGATTAATACCACAATATTTAAAAACTGTAGATAACTGTAGTGTAGTAGATGTTATAGAAAGTAATAGTGAATTAATAACATGGGTTAATTCAGAGGGATTTTTAGATGATTCTATTACTATTATAGAAGGTGATGCGTTAAATCATACACCTGATAAAAAATACGATTTAATTATAATCGATCTTTGGTGGAAAGAATCCGATATAACAGAAGAAATTAAAAATACTTTAAAAACTAAGTACTTATCATACTTAAATACAGACGGTAGATTGGTTTTACCTCTTCTACCTGAAGAACTAAAGTAAAATACACTAAAATAGTGTAATAAGATAATTAGCCCACTTGGGTTATATGTTTAACAATTTAAATTTAAAATTATGGCATTAAAAGGTGCATACAATTATAGAGGTATCGCTATAAGCGACGCTTATGTAAAAATTAATAACGTTAGTTGGAATTGCAATAGCAACCAAGTAACAACTGAAAAAACACCTGCTAAGTTTAATGAAGATGGTACTCTTAAAACAGCGGCCGTTATGGAAACTAAGTGGGTGGAGACTACTAATGGTAGTTATAGTGCAAGTGTATATAAGGATAAAGCAGCTAGAGACGCAGATCCAAATAATAGTATTACCGGTATTGGTGGTAGTGTTACAATGAGTGTTGCAGCTAGTGGTAAAAATCCATTAAATCAAGCGTATTTAGCAATGAAAGCTGAAGATGCTTATACAGATTATACAGATGCATAACAGACTAGGACACTAGCCTGTTAAGATTGCTATTATTTATGTAATAGTAATAGTATTGAAATTAAGTAAAATTAAATAAACAATTATGAATAAGAAAGCAGAGAATGCTAACGTAGTTAGCGAAACTAAAAAAATCACTGAAGAGCAATTAAAAGATCTTCAGGGACATGTAAATAAGATCAATCAAGCTCAGTTACAACTGGGTCAATTGACTTCGCAAAAGCACGGTGTGTTAATGGCTATACCAGACCTTCAAAAACAATTGCAAATTTTTCAAGAGAAGATGGAGGAAACGTATGGTAAAGTAAGTATAAACATACAGGACGGTAGTATCCAAGATATACCAAAAGCTGATGAGCAAGCTAATACGTAAGATAAGTGTTGGTAAAGATTATAAAAATGACGCTATGCATTATGCTGTTGGACAAGAAGTCTACGGCGGGCATACTATTTGCAATATAATAGAAGAAGTTACGAAATATAGTATATTTATTAAAAAAAACAACGAGGTATTACCTTGGAAAGATTTTAATAAAAATATGGCTATATCTGTAGAATATAACCTAGAATATTAATGCGTAGTATTTATGATTTTATAATTACTCCAAAGAAATCTAGGTACAATAATACTAAAAAAATTGGTGATAAAGAATTGATACTAAACACAGAGATTTTTAATCACCAATATGTTAGTAGAGAAGCTATTGTAAAATACACACCATTAGTTACTAAAACTAAAATACAACAAGGTGACGAGGTAATCGTTCATCATAATGTATTTAGAAGGTGGCATAATGTAAAAGGTATTGAAAAAAATAGTAGAAGCTATATTGATGAAAATACATATGCCGTTAAAGAAGATCAGATATTTTTATATAAACATAATAATACATGGTGTACTCTAAAAGGTTATTGTTTTATAAAACCAATTAAATCTAATGATAAATTTGGGATAAATAAAGAAAGACCTTTAATTGGTATAATGAAATATACTGATAAAGATTTACCTAATATAAACAATGGTGATTTGGTGGGATTTATACCGGATATTGAATATGAATTTATAATTGATGGTGAAAGATTATATAGAGTATTAACACAATTTATTACAATTAAATATGAATATCAAGGAGACGAAGAAGAGTATAATCCAAGCTGGACACAAAGCTGTTGAAGAATTAATTAAAGTTGCTAAAGAACCGATAGTGGATTCTGATGAAGATATATCAGCAGATCGATTAAAAAACGCAGCTGCAACAAAGAAATTAGCTATATTTGATGCTTTTGAAATACTAAATAGAATTGAAGAAGAAGAAAGTATATTAGAAAATAAACCACTAAAAAGAAAAGATAATACATTTACTGGTTTTGCTGAAAGTAGATCGAAATAATGTACAAACAAACGTTATATAAAATAATTGAACCAATTCGCATCAACACCTTAAAACGATTAAATAAAGGTAAAAAATGGAAATACGGTTATAACAAAGAACACGATATTGTTGTTATAAGTAAAACCGGAGTGATTGGTGAGATATATGATATTCAAGGATTTAAAATTGCATTACCAAAACCCACTAATATTTACAAGAGATCGAATAAAAAATCTGAACAACACTGGGAGAAATTCGAAGATAAAAACGAATTAAGAAATATTAAAACTATATTTGACTGGAGGGCTTATCCTGATAGTGCAAAAGAACAATGGATAAACTACATCAATGAAGAATTTAATAGAAGAGAAAATGGCTTTTGGTTTAACAATAATGGTGTTCCCACTTATTTGTCAGGAACTCATTATATGTACCTTCAGTGGTCAAAAATTGACGTGGGTGCTCCGGAGTTTAGAGAATCCAATAGATTATTCTTTTTATTTTGGGAAGCTTGTAAGGCAGATAAACGCAGTTATGGTATATGTTACCTTAAGAATAGACGATCTGGTTTCAGTTTTATGTCAAGCGCTGAGAGTGTTAACCTTGCTACTATATCAAGCGACTCGCGATATGGTATACTTTCAAAGTCTGGTTGGGATGCCAAGAAAATGTTTACTGATAAGGTAGTACCAATATCGATCAACTATCCATTCTTTTTTAAACCGATTCAAGATGGGATGGACAGACCTAAAAGTGAATTAGCATATAGAGTACCAGCGGTAAAATTTACTAGAAAGAAATTACAAATTAATGAAAAACTTGAAGATATTGTAGGTTTAGATACGACAATAGATTGGAAAAATACTGGTGATAATGCTTATGATGGTGAAAAACTAAATTTACTAGTACACGATGAAAGTGGCAAATGGGAGAGACCTGAAAATATACTACACAATTGGAGAGTTACAAAAACATGTTTACGTTTAGGTAGTAGAATTATTGGAAAGTGTATGATGGGATCAACATCTAACGCTTTAGATAAAGGTGGTGGTAATTTTAAAAAATTATTTAATGATTCTAATGTAAATAAAAGAAATAAAAATGGACAAACAAAGTCCGGTTTATATAGTTTCTTTATACCGATGGAATGGAATTATGAAGGATTTATGAACAAACATGGTATGCCAGTATTTGATACACCAGAGGATACTGTTTATTCATCGTATAATGATCTAATAGACGTTGGTGTTATAGAACATTGGGAGAATGAAGTTGAAGGTCTTAAAAATGACCAAGATGCTTTAAATGAATTTTATAGACAATTCCCTAGAACTATTGAACATGCTTTTAGAGATGAAACAAAACATAGTATTTTTAATCTTGCTAAAATATATGAGCAAATAGATTTTAATGATGAAGTTAATAATTCATCACAAATAACAAAAGGAAATTTTCAATGGGTTAATGGTGTAAAAGATACAAAAGTTATATTTTATCCAGATTTACAGGGAAGATTTAATGTTAGTTGGGTACCACTAAGTAAATTACAAAATAATATTACATTAAAAAATGGTATTAAATATCCAGGTAATGAGCACATGGGTGCTTTCGGATGTGATAGTTATGATATATCTGGTACCGTAGATGGTCAAGGATCAAAAGGTGCTCTTCATGGATTAACTAAATTTTCTATGGAAGACGCTCCACCAAACCAGTTCTTTTTAGAATATATAGCTAGACCACAAACCGCTGAAATATTTTTTGAAGATGTGTTAATGGCATTAATATTTTATGGTATGCCAATATTATGTGAAAATAATAAACCTAGATTGTTATACTATATAAGAAGAAGAGGTTATAGAGGTTATTCAATGAATAGACCTGATAAACTTTGGAATAAATTATCAGTTACAGAAAAAGAAATTGGGGGGATTCCAAATTCTAGTGAAGATATTAAGCAAGCACACGCATCTGCTATTGAAATGTACATTCAAGACAACGTTGGTTTAAAACAAGATGAAACGCATGGGAATATGTATTTTAATAAAACATTAAATGATTGGTCAAGATTTGATATAAATAAACGAACAAAATTTGATGCTACAATTAGTTCTGGATTAGCAATAATGGCATGTAATAGACATTTGTATAGACCAAATGCTCAAATAAAAAAAGAAAAAGTAAATATTGATATGGCTAGATATAAAAATACTGGCATGAGATCAAAAATAATAGATTAACAAATGATACATAAAAACAAAAAAAATACCTTCCCAAGTCAATCGGTTAGTGATGCTGAAAAATCTACTTTAGAATATGGTACACAAGTAGCGAATGCTGTAGAATCAGAATGGTTTAAAAAAGATGCTTCAAGTGCTAAATATTTAACCACACAAAATAATTATCATAAACTAAGATTATATGCGCGAGGAGAACAAAGCATACAAAAATATAAAGATGAACTATCTATTAATGGTGATTTAAGTTATCTTAATTTAGATTGGAAACCTGTACCTATTATACCTAAATTTGTAGATATTGTTGTTAACGGAATATCAGAAAGAGCATATGAATTAAAATCATATTCTCAAGACCCTTCTTCATTGAAAAAACGAACAGATTATGTTAAAGGTATACTTGATGATATGAAATTAAAGCAATTTAAAAACGTTGTGTTAAGTGCATCGGGTGTTAATACTTTTAATAATGATCCAGATACTTTACCTGAAAATGATCAAGAAGTAGCATTACATATGCAATTGGATTATAAACAATCTATAGAAATTGCATCAGAAGAAGCATTAAATAATTTGTTTGATTTAAACAAATATGATTTAATTAAAAAAAGATTAGATTATGATTTAACAGTGCTGGGTATAGCTGCGGTAAAAACATCTTTTAACACAGCTGAGGGAATTAAAATTGATTATGTTGATCCAGCTACTTTAGTGTATTCATATACTGAATCACCACATTTTGAGGATTTATTCTATGTGGGTGAAGTGAGGCGTGTTAATATATCAGAATTAATGAAGCAGTTTCCTAATCTATCCCCAGAATATGTTAAGAAATTAGAAGAACTTGGTCCATCCCACAAAACACAAGGTATTGCATCCAGTGCACTCCAAAAACATGAGGGATCAATTGATGTGTTATATTTTGAATATAAAACATATAACCATCAAGTATACAAGATAAAAGAAGGTGCTAGTGGTGGTAATAGATCAATTAAAAAACCAGGTGATTTTCAACCACTTGATCCAGAGAATTTTCAAGTTGCTAGAAGAGCAATTGAAGTGTTATATGCTGGTGCGAAGATAATTGGTATGGATGATATTCTTGATTGGAAATTATTGGAAAATATGACACGACCTAAATCTGATGTAACGAAAGTTCAAATGAGTTACAGTATGGTTGCACCTAGATTATATAAGGGTAGAATGGAATCTTTAGTTAGTAGGATGATATCATTTGCTGATATGATACAACTAACTCATTTAAAACTACAACAAGTTTTAGCTAGAATGGTTCCTGATGGAGTTTATTTAGATGCTGATGGTCTTGCTGAAGTTGATCTTGGTAATGGAACAAATTACAATCCGCAAGAAGCATTAAATATGTTTTTCCAAACTGGTAGTGTAATTGGTAGATCAATGACACAAGATGGTGAATTTAATAATGGAAAAATACCAATACAAGAATTAAGTTCTGGATCTGGTGGTCAAAAAATTGCTAGTTTAATTAATTCGTATAATTATTATTTACAAATGATAAGGGACGTAACCGGATTAAATGAAGCTAGGGATGGTAGTACACCTGATTCTAATGCGTTGGTTGGTGTTCAGAAACTTGCTGCAGCAAATTCAAATACAGCAACTAGACATATTTTACAGGGCGGTTTATATTTAACATTAAAAACAGCAGAAGCATTATCATTAAGAATATCTGATGTACTAGAATTTTCAAAAACCAAAAATTCATTTATAAATTCATTAGGTCGATTTAATGTAGGTGCATTAGAAGATATTAAATTCTTACATTTACATGATTTTGGTATATTCTTAGAATTAACACCAGATGAAGAAGAAAAACAACTCCTTGAAAATAATATTCAAATGGCGTTACAGAAAGAACAAATACAATTAGAGGATGCTATCGATGTTAGAGAAATCAAAAATTTAAAATTAGCAAATCAACTATTGAAATTACGTAGACGTAAAAAGTTTGAGCAAGATAGAAAATTACAAATGGAAAATATTCAAGCACAAACACAATCAAATGCTCAAGCGGCACAAGCGGCGGCGGCGGCAGACATGCAAAAACAACAAGGAATAGCGGAAAGTAAAGTACAAATAAATCAAGCACAACTGGAATTTGATATTAAAAAAATGGAGACAGAAGCACAAATAAAAAAAGAATTAATGCAACACGAGTTCAATCTGAATGTTCAATTAAAACAAATGGACTTAGATGTTGTAAGTAACAAAGATACTATAAAGGAAGATCGTAAAGATGAAAGAACAAGAATTCAAGCATCTCAACAATCTGAATTAATAGATCAAAGAACTAACAAAAAACCACCAAAAAAATTTGAATCCTCAGGGAATGATAATTTAGGGGGTTTTGGTTTAGAGCAATTTGAACCACGTTAACATTAACATTAACATTATTTTATAAAATTATATTATGGCAAATGCAAAAACAAAAAAAACCGAAAAGGTTGTAGACAAAGTAGTTAAAGAAAAAACTGAAGCTAAAGTTGTTGACCAACCTAAAGAGGAAAAAAGTAGCAACTTCAAGGAAGATGGTACTTATAAATTAGATTTAAATAAAATCAATAAACAAGATAAGGCTGTTGAAGAACAAAAAACAGATAAAGTAGATGTAGATACATCTACAGAAACCGATAAACAAGAAGAAAAAGTTGAAAGTAAAAAGGAAATAGAAACACCTGTTCTTGAGGAGATTACTAACGAAAAACAAGATAGTGATCAAGAAGCTACTGATGAAATAAAAACTGATCAAGTAGAAATAGAAAAAGAAGAAATTAAAGAAAATACTCCAGGAATGGACCTACCAGACAACATGAAAAAAGTCGTTGACTTTATGAATGAGACCGGTGGATCACTTGAAGACTATGTTAGGCTCAATGTGGATTATTCAAAAACAGATGATAGTACTCTTTTAGAAGAGTATTATAGACAAACGAAACCCCATCTATCTGCAGATGAGAGAAACTTCTTAATTGAAGATAATTTCTCTTATAATGAGGATGTTGATGAGGTTACAAATGTCAAACGTAAAAAACTTGCTTTTAAAGAAGCGGTTGCAGAAGCTAGAAAAAGTTTGGAGCAAATGAAAGGTAAATACTATGACGAAATTAAAATGGGTTCAAAGTTACCTCCTGAGCAACAAAAGGCAATAGATTTCTTTGATCGTTACAACAAAGAGCAAGATCAAGTTAAAAAACTAACAATAAAGCAACAGGCACATTTTGATAAAAAAACAAACGAGGTTTTCGACAATAAATTCAAAGGTTTTGAATTTTCAGTTGGTGATAAAAAATATCGTTATAATATCAAAGATGTTGAAGCAAATAAAACAGCACAAAGTAATGTACTAAATGTTTTTAGTCCATATATAGATAAAAACAATCTACTTCATAATGCTAGTGGTTATCATAAATCATTATTTGCTGCAAGAAACCCTGATGCTATTGCTAATCATTTTTACCAACAAGGTAAAGCTGACGCTGTTTCAGAAATTACTAAGGATTCAAAAAATATAAATATGGATCCTAGGAAAACTGATACAAGTTCAGTTGATACTGGAGGGGTAAAATATAAAGTGATTAGTGGTGACGATAGTTCAAAACTTAAATACAAACTTAAAAATTATTAAAATAAAAATTAAAAATTATGGCAATTACAAGTCCAACGGACCCCATAGCGGCGCCCGTTAAACAAACAGCAGATGCTAACTACTTAGATTTTAGCACCGGTTGGGCACAACAATATCTACCAGAGCTTTACGAAGCGGAGGTAGAAAGATATGGTAACAGAATGTTATCAGGCTTCTTATCCCAAGTAGGGGCAGAAGAAGCAATGGCATCAGACAAGGTAGTCTGGTCGGAACAAGGTAGATTACATATTTCTGTAACTACTGCAGCGTCAGCTGACATAGCGAATGATAAAATTACTTTTTCTTCGCAAGCAGATGCTGAATTATTTAGAATCAATGACACAGTATTGTTATATTGTACAGTTGATGGTACTACAGCGGCTAACGTTGGAAAAACTATCAAATGTCTCGTAACAGCTGAAGATTATTCTAATAGTAAAGTAACGGTTATTCCTTATGGTCAAGCTACATTAGATGCTGGATCAGGAGCTATAGGTACTTTTACCACAGCTTCTGTTTTTAGAGCTATGGTATATGGTTCTGAGCATAAAAAAGGTGCTTCTTTAACTAGAAACGCTTTAAATCCAAGCTTCCAAACTTTCGACAACAAACCAATTATAATCAGGGACAGATTCATTATTAATGGTTCTGACGCTGCTCAAATAGGTTGGGTTGAAGTAAGTGGTGAAGAAGGACAAAGTGGTTACTTATGGTACTTAAAAGCTGAAGGTGATACTAGAGCACGTTTCAATGATTATCTTGAAATGTCAATGGTTGAATCTGAAAAAGCAGTGGGTACACAATTAGACTCAACTTTAGGAACAGGTACAGGAGCAACAGGTTCTCCGGGTACTGAAGGTTTATTTTCAGCTATCAATTCAAGAGGTCATGTTAGTGTAGACACTATGATCGGAACATTTGCTACTGATTTAGCTTACTTTGATGCTATTCTTGCAAAATTTGATGCGCAAGGAGCGATTGAAGAAAACATGTTATATTTGAATAGAGATACTACTCTAAAAATTGATGATATGTTAGGAGCACTTAATAGAGGTGAGGCACTTAGTGCATCATTTGGTGTGTTTAATAACTCTGCTGATATGGCTGTTAATTTAGGTTTCAATGGATTTAGAAGAGGTTCTTATGACTTCTATAAAACTGATTGGAAATACTTAAATGACAAACAAGCACATGGTAGCAATCCAGAAGGAGTTGCTAATACAAACATCACAGGTGTAGTTATACCGGCTGGTACATCTTCTGTATATGACGAAGGAATGGGTAGAAATATTAAAAGACCTTTCTTACACGTTAGATATAGAAAATCTGATACCGAGGATAGAAAATTAAAAACATGGATCACGGGTTCTGTTGGAGGTAATGTTACTTCTGATGAGGATGCAATGATCGTTAATTATCTATCAGAAAGATGTTTAGTTGTACAAGCAGCTAACAACTTTATGTTATTAAAAGCTTAATAACATTATATATATAAAGAGTTAGGCGCTTCGGCGCCTACCCCTTTATTTTTTAAATTATTTAATTATATTATATTATGAAAAACGTAAAAGAAAAAGCTATTCCCACAGCTGAGAAAAAATGGGAAATTAAAGATAGAACATATACGTTAACTGGTCCATATACACCATTAACATATATGCTTAAATCTAAGAATGTATTTTGGTTTGATGAAGAAAAAGGTTATCAAAGAGAATTAAAAAATACAACAAATCAAATAACACCTTTTGTTGATGAATTTAAAGGTGATGCTAGATTAGAACATATAACATTTGATGATGGTGTTCTTAAGGTACCAAAAGAAAAAGTAACTTTACAAAAATTACTTTCTTTATATCACCCAGCTTTAGATAAAGAGTATATTGAGTTTAATCCTATTAAAGTAGCACATGATGAAGTTGCTGATATTGAATTAGAAATAGAAGCTTTAAATCTTGCTAAAGATTTAGATATTGAACATATTGAAGCAATTTTACGAGTGGAACAAGGTAGTTCTATTAACACGCTGACATCTAAAGAATTGAAAAGGGATATTTTAGTTATGGCTAAAAATAATCCACAGTTATTATTAGATTTAGCAAAAGATGAGAATGTTGAACTTAGGAATTTTGGTATAAAAGCTGTTGAAGCTGGATTACTTAATTTATCAGGTGATAACAGATCATTCACATGGGGAAAAAATAAAAGGAAAGTTATGACAGTTCCTTTTGATGAACACCCATATTCTGCGCTAGCAGTATTTTTCAAAACCGATGAAGGTTTAGAAATATATAAAAACATAGAAAAAAGATTAAAATAATTAATCACTTTATAGGATGGTCATTCTATGAGTGACCATTACTATAAATAAAAAGAAATTATGGCAATAAATATAGATTCAATATATAAATCAGTACTATCAATTTTAAATAAAGAACAAAGAGGTTATATTACACCGGATGAATTTAATAAAATTGGTAAACAAATGCAATTAAGTTTGTTAGATCAATCATTCACACAATATAATAAAAGTATTAACTTACAAAATACACATGCGACCAATGAAGGATATGCTGACTTGCCACAAAACATACAAAATAAAATTGATGTTTTTTATAAAACAAGTGATATTACATTAAGTAATGGTATTGGAACTTTACCAACTGATTTATATAAAATTATTAATTTATCAATAAGTAATCAAACAATAAAATTAGAAAAAGTTGATAAAGATAAAATTCCTTATTTATTATCTTCCCCACTGACACGTCCGTCAGAAACATTTCCAATATATTATACAAGAGTTAGTGATATTATTGTAGAACCAGCATTAAGCGACCTAGCGTGGACTGGTGGTGCTGTTAAAGCAGAATATATTAAAGTTCCATCATCTCCAAGATGGGGTTATAGTATTGATGCAACATACGGTACAAATATATATGATGATAGAGTATTTGTAGATACTGGTTTAGTAACGGGTGTTGGTGAATTAACATCATCTAGTGCTTCCACTGACTTAACAGGTACTGATGGTTCATACGAATTTATTAAAGCTGTGTCCGGAGGTAACGGTTGGATTAATGGAGTGGGAACAGGTATTGGCGCTAAGTTAAAGATAACAGTAGATTCTAATGTTTTTACGGTTGATGTTATTGACGTTGGATCGGGATTTGCTATAGGAGATACAATTATAATTTCAACAGCTAGAGATACAGATATTAGTAGTAATCATATGAATTTAAATAGTAATTTAGTTATAACCCTATCTGCTACAGATATATATAATAGTAGCACGATAGGTTCAACAAATTTTGAATTACATGAATCTGAAGAATCTAATTTAATATTAGGAATTTTAAGTTATTGTGGCATCACAATAAAAGACCCAACAATTACACAACAAGCCGGTCAAATTCTACAAGCAAACGAAACAGTAAAACAACAATAAAATGCCAAATAAAGGATTATTAGGAACAACAACAAAACAGTCATATTATAGTCAAAGCCAAAGCTTTACAACAGCTAATGGCACAATAACTGGATCAAGTGGTGAATTTACTTTAACTACAGCTTATTTTCCTACATTACCAACCGCTGAATCTCAAATTCAAGTTTTTATTAATAATGTAGAAATAAATAAATCTAATTATACATATAATGTCGGTAGTACTTACCGTATTGTTTTTTCAAGCATAAATACTAATGCTAGCGTACAAGTAACCGCCACTGGAGCACCATTAACTGGTTTAGTTGTAAAAGTAAAAGAATCAACTAAAGCAGAAAAATATGGAGGATATAGGTATATATCATTACAAGATATAACAAATAATTTTATGATTGGATATGTTGGGAACGGTAAATTAATAAAAAATATTCAAAGATCTGATATATTATTTTACGCGAGAAGGGGTATACAAGAATTTGCGTATGATGTTTCAAGGGTTGAAAAAATACAAGAAATTGATCTTGGTCCAAATTTAAATATAACCATGCCTCAGGATTATATTAATTATGTTAAAATAACATGGGTGGATGATGCTGGTGGGGAGCATTTGATTATGCCTGCTAGGTATACATCTAAACCCTCAGAATCAATTCTTCAAGCGTCTGATTATACATACATGTTTGATGAAGATGGTGACACTTTAACAGGTAGTTCAACAATAGATACTAATTTTAAAGATAATACCGTTTTAAATTTAAATAATGCTATTAATGATGACTATTATTATAATACTGAATATAATAGTGGTGGAAGATATGGTTTAGAACCAGAATTAGCAAATAAAAATGGGGTTTTTATAATAGATGAAGCTAACGGTACAATTAATTTTAGTAGCGACTTGAATGAAAAAACTATAATATTAAAATATATATCTGATGGTGTTGGTACAGATAGCGAAATGCAAGTACATAAATTTGCTGAAGAAGCTATGTATAAACATATTGCATTTAATATACTATCTGCAAAAGAAAACATACCAGAATATATTATTAATAGATATAGAAAAGATAAAAGAGCCGCTTTACGAAATGCTAAAATAAGATTATCAAATGTAAAAATTGAAGAATTAACTCAAGTAATGAGGGGTAAAACAAAGCATATTAAATAAAGAATAAATGGCGGAGATAATAAACACTTTTCTAAAAGGTAAAATGAATAAGGATCTTGATGAGCGACTTATACCTAAAGGTGAATACCGCGAAGCACAAAATATTCTTATTGGAGATTCAGAGGATGCTGATGTTGGTGCAATTGAAAATATTTTAGGAAATAAATTAGCATACCAAAATGTGTTAGCTGTTAATGCAAATTCTAACGTAATAGGTCATTGTGTAGACATTAAAACCAAAAAAATCTTTTGGTTCATAACGGATTTTCTTGGAAATAGTAATAGTGTAAGAACTATGTCACGTGCGGATAATTCACATAATTGTAAAATTATAATGCTTGACACATCAACTAGTAGTGCTGTACCTATAACGCTGGTAAGTGGTTATTTTTTGAATTTTAGTAAATCTCATTTAATCACCGGTGTTAATATTATAGAAGATTTATTGTTTTGGACAGATGATTATAATCAACCAAGAAAAATAAATGTTACCACCGCACAAAATGATCCAACATATTACAATTGTGAAGAAAAAATATCTGTAGCAAAAGTACCACCATATACACCAGCTATTTTATTAGAGCAAATTTTACCAACAGCTGCTATGACATTAACACGGGTAACAGCAACAACGATAGCGGGTGGAAATCCAACTAATGGTGACTATGCAAATTTAGCCACAACAACAAGTGGTGATGGTACAGGTGCTATAGTTAGAATTGTGTTTACATCAACCCCAGCTATTGCGTCTATCACCGTAACAACATCTGGATCTGGTTATTTACCGGGTGATACTCTAATTACAGCAGCCTTTGATACTGACAAGGTTGTAACAATAACACTTCAAGATAATGACTTTAGCCTTTTAGGTGATGGTACAACACTAACTAAAGATAATAATGTAAAATCAGAATATTTAAAAGAACGTTTTGTGAGATTTTCTTATAGATATAGATATGATGATGGGGAATATACAACATTTGCACCTTTTACACAAATTATTTTTAAACCATTAAATAGTGGAAAAATATCAGATTTAGCTACAGGTTCAGGATATACATCTGGTTACAGTAAACACGATGTATACAAAAAAGGTATTGTAAAAATAATGGAGAATGATTACAATAAAGTAGAAATAAGAATCCCATTACCATCTATTGATGAATTTAAAACAACTAAATCAACATGGGTTAATGATTTAAAATTAAGAAATGTTGAAATTTTAGCTAAAGAATCAGATGGAATATCAGTACAGGTAGTTTCTGATATTAAAGTAGATACAGCAAATACTTCGTTTACAGATAACGTAATACAATATACAATAAAACCAAAAACAGCCGGTAATACTATATATTATAGACACGCTTATAAACACATTTATCGTTCTGAAAAACCATATAAAACATTACCTGAAGATCAAACCGTTAGAGTGTTTGATAAAGTTCCAGTTAGAGCAAAAGCACAAGAAATTGCCGGTAATAGATTAATATATGGTAATTTTACAGAAAATTATGATTTACCTAATGATGAACTTGGTAATCAAGGAATAAATTATTTAATAAATTCTAGTACCAAAGGATCAAGAGAACAAGGGGATACCAGCGGTTTTAGACAATATTTACAAAAGGCGTACAAATACCATTCGCTAAAACAAAAAAGAACATATCAAGTTGGTGTTGTTTTAATTGATAGGTTTGGCAGGCAATCACCTGTTATATTATCTTCAAATGCGGAGACAACTTTAACAAAAGCACCAGATACATACACAAATCCAGTAGAACAAGGTTCATTTGCTAATAATTATGGTAGTGCATATAGTTGGAGTAATGCGGAATTAGCTATAGGTAAATCGTTAGATATAGAATTTAAAGATACAAGACTTGTTCCTTTTGCAAGTGCTTCTAACCAAAATAGATCTAATGAGCTATTCAATGGTACTATTAATGATACATGTTTAGTTGATGGTAAATTATTAACAATACCAACTGTAACAGCTAGTAGTAATGGAACTACAGCAGCATTAGCAACTGTTACCGTAACGGGTAGTGGTAGTGGCGCAACATTAAAACTCATATCATCATCAGCTAATATTAATAGTGCAACAGTTGTAGCAGCTGGTTCTGGTTATGCTGTGGGAGATCAAATAAAAGTAACAGATACTGTTATGGAAAATGACACCAATATTGGAACAACAGGTGGTGATTTAGTGATTACATTAACCTCGAGCGATATAAAGAATTTTTATAATCCACATGGTTGGTATGCATGGAAACTTGTTGTAAAACAAACAGAACAAGATTATTATAACGTGTATGCTCCACATCCTGGCGATAGTTGGAATAATACAGAACATTATTTTGATAATAGCATAGAGGGAAGGAGTTGGTTAACATTACATGGTGACAACATCAATAAAGTGCCGCGTGACGTTGAAGATGTAGACGTATCAAGAGAAGGTGTTTCTGGATCAAATGTAAAATTATATCCAAAAGTAGTGTCATTAGATGCAGATACTTCTGGTCCAGCAGATTTACCACTAGATCGTGCTAATTTAGCATATTCTATAAGAAATACAGACACGACTGATTATATTGATGTGATTAGTATTGGTACAGCTAAAGATCAAAACTTATTTAATTCTGCAGTGAAAACAGATGTTACCGGAGATGACGCTGGTATAACTGGATTTTCTGTATATTCATTTGTGCATGGACATGATAGAAACCCTATTGTAGCAGAATTACCAAACTTAAAAACAAGTGGTAGTAACAATAATGCTGGTGTTAGAGGTACTGTTGCTGCCGCGACAACAAATTCTACCACAGTAACGGTTAACCCAGAAAAAACAATAACTGTTGGGCCTAGTGGGAGTTCATATAATGTTGGTCCATTTAGTGGTGGGGAAAATAAAATTGAAATAGGTATGCGTGTAACAGGTCCAAGTATATCACCAGATAATATAAACGTACCAGTTCTTGTTTCTAACGTAACTGGTGGTAGTGGTGGGTCACCTTGGTCAATAACACTTTCTGAAGATCAATCCATTGCTGCTAAAGAGAATTTATTTTTCTCATTACATAAAACTGGTTTAACAGTTTTTGAAACAAAACCTATAGAATCAAAATTAGATATATTCTATGAAACAACAACATGTGGTTTATTAAAAGATATTAATGAACAAGTAAGTGAAGTGACAAACGCCCCAACAAATTTACATTTCAATTCAACTAACAATAAAACAGAAGATTTTGAAGAAAATAATGCCAGTGCAACAGTCATAGGGGGAGCGGTTAATACATTAGATTGTGACATAACTCCAGGTTCTTCTAATACTGTTACATACTCACTAAATAGTGTAAGTAATGGGGCTGGGGAATCTAACCTGAATAGTAAATTTCAGGTATTATCTAATGGAAAAGTTAGAACGGCAGGAGATTTTGCTAGACGTAATTCAGTTGCTTTAGATAAATACAATTTAGAAATAAGATTTGATGAGAGTAATGCTGGTGTTGCAACGGATACTGTTGTTATTGAAGTATTGAATTCAGATCCAACAATTACAGCCACAACACCACAAAGTGTTGTGATCAATGCTTTAACTGGAACCCCTGTTGTTGCGGGTACAGCAGAAAATGGAGCACAATTAAGTAGTTCTAATTTAGATGTTATTAATTTAACATATAGTTTTGTGATGGGTGATACTGATTTTAATACATTTTTTGAAGAAGATACAAGCACAAGTGATGGTAATTGGGGTTTTAAAACAACAAGTAGTTTCAATGGCTCGGAGTTCTTAGGTGGGTCTCCTAGTGATAGACTAATGACAGTTACGGTAACAGACGCTGAGGGAGCAACCACTAGTGTCGCTGTTCGTATAGATGTTGTTGATACAAGAGTTTCAGGTCAGCATGCTACATTACCAAACGGTAGCAATGAGGGACCACCTAATGGCAGTAATTATAAGCTTTGTTTTTCTTATCAAAGTTCAAGTGTTTGTACGAGTTGTAATGAAATTAGTGATCTTTGGATACAAAAGGGTACTGACCCTAGTAATCCAAATAACCCAGCAGCTAGTTTAACACAACACGAATTGATCCCTGGAAATATAATATTTACTAACGAAACTGGTAACACAAGAGCCGGTTTGGGTCATTATAAATTTTATAAAACACTTGATGGTAATTGGTATTACGGAACGGTTACCACGGGATCCGATGATTATAATGCGGGTCAAAGATATGTTTCATCAGTAACACAATGTAGTTAAAAATGGGAGCAACAATAGAAATAGCATATTACAACACATTTATCTTAGCAGGTGGCGGTACCGCTATAACAAATCAAGGAACACCCGTTGAAAAAGAAGGGGAGTATCACGTTGAAGAAGCGCGTATACACGGTGGGTATAATGAACCTGGTGTCGACTTTGGTGTTAGAGCACACATAACAAATGAAAAATACCAATCAAGGACAAGAGAAAATGCTTTAATTTATTCTGGTATATACAATTCAAGAACAGACATAAATAAAACAAATGAATTTTCAGTTGGTGCTGATATTACAAAAGCTGTTGATATAGCAAATGGAAGTATTCAAAAATTATATGCTGAAGATACTAATTTAAATATTTTTCAAGAAAATAAAGTAAGTAAAGCATTGATAGATAAAGATGCTATATATACTGCTGAGGGTACACCTATACAAGCATTATCCAATGTTGTTATAGGAATAATTTCACCATACGTAGGTAAATATGGTATTAGTAAAAACCCAGAAAGTTTTGCGGTGTTTAGTAATAGAAAATATTTTGCAGATAAAAGTAGGGGCGTTGTATTAAGATTATCTAGTGGAACTGATGGTGGAGATGGTATAACACCAATATCCATGTACGGTATGAAAGATTTTTTTAAAGATAAATTATCACTAAGTACATTAATATATGGTACATATGATGCACAAAAAGATCATTATGTTATTTCTTTACAAGGTGATTCAGTTAACCTGTCTGGAACAAAACATTTTATTAATATTAAAAAAACAGGTGACAACCAAATAGAAGGTGATATAACGGATTATTTAACAGTAAGTTTTGGTGAAGAAGAAAAAGGTTGGGTTTCTTTTTATACATATAAACCAAATTTTGGATTTAGTTTAGAAAATAATTTTTATACTTTTTATGGAAAAGATTTATACAAACATTATAACACCTCTGTTGGTAGAAATAATTTCTATAATGCTGTATACAATGATTCATCTTATGTGGATTGTATATTTAATGATGAAGTATCTATTGTAAAGAGTTTTTTAACAATAAATTACGATGGAAGTACGGGTTGGGAAGCAGATGTTTCTTCTAGTGGTTATAAAAATATAAAAAGTGATGGTAGTTATTATACTTCAATAGCAGAAGAAGGATATAAAATTCCTAAAGAAGGTGTAATGATACCTAATGTACACCCTGCACAACCAGCGGGTTTTGTTAGGAAAGAAGGAAAATATTTTGGGTTTATTAAGAATAAAGGTAATGATAAATTTAATGATAACTCACAATTCACAACAACTGGATTACATGGTAATTATTTAAACACAACGTTACGATATTGGAATCCAAATGAAAGTTCCACTGTTAATAAGGCTGAATTATTTTCCGTGTCTAGTGAAGCAAAATTTTCATCAAAATAAAAAATATGGATTTAACTAAAATAAAATCTATCGATACTTTACAACGGTTTATAATAGATAATAATGATAAAGAGGGTTTTTATGGTGATGGGAAAAATATACCAACTATAGATGAAATACCAATAACACATAAATTTGCAGATCAAATATACATTAGACAAATGGATATGAAAAAAGATCAAGTTGTTGTTGGTTGTATGCATAATCATTTACATGCTTGGTTTTTAATGACTGGTAGTGTAACAATTAATGATAATGGTAAAATTATTGAATATGTGGCACCTTATTATACAATTTCAAAACCTGGTGCAAGAAGAATTATTCGTGCTATTGAGGATTCTATATTTATAAGTATACATAAAAATCCATCTAACACAAAAAATAAAAAAAAATTAGAAAAAGAAATAGTTTCTATAACTAAGAAAAAATTTATGAAATACAAACAACTAAATAAAAAATTATGACATGGGTAATGTTAGCAATAGGAACAGCAACGGCGATTGCTGGTGCAGTAGCAAAAAATAAATCAGCTAAAGATGCAGAAGAAAAAGCCAAGTCGGCAAAGCAGGAATATGGGGCTCAGTTAAAAGCAGCTGAAGCTCGTAGACAAGACATTACTGATCCTTTTAAAGACATTAAGGATTTAAGTGGTATGATTAGAAATCCATACGCTGGTTTACAGGTTGCAACTCAAGCCGCGGAATTCCAAGCAGAGGAAGCTGATTTATCTTTAGCATCATCCCTTGACACATTGAGAGCAACTGGTGCAAGCGCTGGTGGAGCCACCGCTTTGGCACAGGCAGCATTGAGGAGTAAAAAAGGTATTTCAGCTAATATAGAACAACAAGAGGCACAAAATACAAGACTCAGAGCACAAGGAGAAACTCAAATGCAAGGTATGTTAATGCAAGAAAAAGCTAGAGTACAAGGAGCTAGAGCACAAGGGGAACAGTTTATGTTTGGTGCTAGGGAACAACGAGAGGGTATTGAACTAGATCGTTTAGCAGGTTTAATGGGTAATCAACAACAACAGGAAAATGCATATAGTATGGCGCGTATGAATGTGTGGGGTTCTGCATTAGGACAAATAGGAGGTGCAGCAATGGCCGCTGGGGGTCAAAATCTCGCAGCAGGTAAAACGACATTTGGTAGCAATACACCTGGAGGTAATCCATTTTCCACCGGTACAAATACATTAAATTGGGGTCAGTACCAGAACCTGCCAACTCAAATAAAAATTCCTATGTCCAGTTGTTTTACAAAAGGATCATTAATTAAAATGTTTGATGGTACTTTAAAAGCAATAGAAAACATTAAAATTGGAGAGTGGGTTAGAACTGGTGCGAATAAAAAAGGTGTTGTTAAACAAACGCTAATACACGCTATTAATAACAAAATAAATATATACAGACACAATGAAACGGGTGTCACGGGTAGTCACTGGGTATTCTTAGCCGGTGAGTGGATGCCTGCGAGAAGATTACGTTGGATATTTAATTGGGATAAAAAACAAGAATTAGTTGACAACGTATATAACTTAGAAATAAAAGGAGATAACGAGACTTACATAACAAACAATATTATAGTTTCAGGAAAACTTTACAAATAAAATAATAAAATAATGGGAGAATATCAAAATCCAACATATCGAGGTATAAAAGATCCAAGCGCATTTACTAATGCTTTTAATCAAAGTTTTAGTTTATGGTTTGATAAAGTAACTGCAATATTAATAAATAAGAAAAATCAAAAGACAAAACAAGCAATAGCATACCAACAATCTAAAGATGATTATGCTAAAAAAGTTCATGGATTCTACACTGATAATAAAAAAGAAATTGATAGTGCAAACTCAGCCCACTTGGGTGTAGTTAAAAGTATTAATTTTTTAAACGAGCAATATACGAGGTATGCAAGCAATAATCAATTAACCGATGGAGATTTTAGAAGATCAGGTGATGAGTTCAAAATGGCTATTACACCAATAAATCTTATGAGTGGGACTTTTTGGGGGGACAATTCTGTTAATTTAACGAATCTTAATATGGGTCATGGTAATGATTTCCAACTCCTAAAACAACTCAAAATAGATGTAGAGGGTTCAACTGATGAACAAATACAAGGAATGTTTGGTTTGAATCTACTCATGCCAGGTCAACCCGTGCCTGAGGGTTATAGAGTAGGGCAGATATATGGTAAAGATATAGTATTATCCACTGGTGAAAAAATAACGCCAAGTGAATTAACAAGGATGTTAATACAAGCTAGACACCCAGGTAATAAGCTTCATGGAGAAAATACCTCTATGTCTGCTATAAACACGGGTATGGATGTGTTGGTTGATAATGCAAACAGTAATACTAAAAAAAATATAGATGTTCAATATAGGGGTGATGTAGGTGGGAATTACGATGATTATGAGAAACAAAGGGATGATGATTTTACAACTCACGTGAAAAATGAAGTGGATGATTGGAGTGGAAAGAATAATTTTTCCCCCACTTTATGGCATAATAAAATGAACGTGAGAGATAAATTATTCAGTGAGGGAGATATAGATCCTAATGGTAACGCGATGAGTGCTGAAGTGGCTGAAAGATTAAATCGTTTGGAATTTGGTGATATTCAAAAAATGTTAAACAATATGGAAAGTGAAGGAAATACTGGTGTAGATAGCACGTGGCCAGGTGATGACACACCGGGGTTAGGTATACCTGAAGAGGGTGCTGAATTACCAACACAGATAGATTATGATTTAGCTAGTTATATTATTGATGCACAAAATGGAAAAATAGTAGATTATTTAGTTAAAGAAAACATAGATAAGTTAGATGCGGTTACTCGTCCTAAACCTTTAACTATAAAAGAAAGTAAAAAACCTTTCTACGAAATTAAAACAGAAAATCAAGGAATATTGTATGATAATTACGAATCTGATTTTAGTGAATTAATGAGTGTGTACACAGATCCTGAGCGTTACACGGTTGATAATGTTACTGTTAGTGGAAAAAGTTTACAAGATTTTCTAATGCATAAAGCTATTAAAGTTGGAGATAATAATACTACCATAATGGCAGTTAAATTAGGTGAAAATAAAGAGAAAGCATTTAATGAGGATGGATCACCTAATAAAGCTTATAAATCTGGTGGTGTATTGACGCTGAGCGTTGAATGGGCTAAAAAAAGTGGAGGTGTAGTAACACTTGATAAAGAATATGATTTAACACTTATGAATCATAATGATTTCTATGAATTAATAGGTGGACTTACAGGAACTCTTAAACCCGAAGAAGTTATAAATGAAAATAAACGATACGGTAGAATCAATCAAAATCCATATTAATTTTAAAATCTAATAATAATGGCAATAGATATTAGCAATGATAGAAAAAAGTTTATACAAGAACTATACGCACAATATAATTTATCGGATGAGCTTACTGATCAAAAGCTAAAAGATATATTAGATTGGGAGGCTAATCTTGAAATGCAAAATCCAAAATTATATGATTTTAAAACTTCGGTTAATGAAAATTTTAAAACAAAAATTGCCCACAAAGGTATAAAACCAATAAGCGCGGTAACTACAGAAAAAACACCAATAAGTGATGATAAAACATACCAAGCCCCAACTTTAAAAGATATTGAAGGAAATGTTTATTCTGCTGTAGCTGAACAATTTTTAGATGAGAAAGACATAGACAAGGGAGCTCCAGAGCAATTGACAGAAAAGGATTTTAAATTAAATGAAGATGATTTTTTACAAAAAGCAAAAAGGGTTTATCCCGACAAATTTGAATTCAAAACAGCACAATGGGGTAAAGACGCTATTAAAATAACAAACAAAGAAGGTAAATCTAAAGTTATACAACTAAACACACCAATACTCTCTTCAACGGGAAGAAAAGGAAACGAACTCGCGTTCCAACAATTCACAGATTTTATAGATGCAAGTATAAAAGGCATTTCACCAAAATCAAAAACAGCAAAAATATATAGTAAAACAAAATTAAAAAAAGACGAATATTACCGTTTAGAGGTTAAGGGCTCGGGAAGTGTAAAACCAAATATAGATGACAAAGAGTATACTAAAAAAATGGAAAGATTGGTGAATAAGGTTGAAGAGCTTACGGCTGGTATTATTACAAACCCAGGTGCATATATAGATGAGTTACCGGCAGACATGAACATGTTTGATACAGAGTGGCTTGACAGTGGTAACAATCAAGAGCGTATAAAAGATGTTATATATGAAAGTGTAGTTAGGAAATCAAAAAATTATTTAGGTGGCAGGTTAGATAGAGATTCTTTTGATGCGATTATTGGTGCGGGAGGTGCTGGTTTATATAAGAACATAATGGAAATTCAAAAAAAGAAAGAAAGTAGAAAGAGAACAATAGAGGTATTAAAAAACAATCCTGTGGATACAGATAGAGTCGCGTGGGAAGATATTGAGCAGTATAAAAAACGTGATTCAAAACAAAAAATTAAAATTCAATTAGTTAAAGAAATAAGAGAATTAAATAAACAATTAAAAAACGCTACAACTACAGCAGACAAAAACAGCATACTGCTACAAATTAAAGAAAAAGAAAAACAAATAAAAAGAAACGCAACATCTAAAGATATTAACTTCCAGCTTTTACCTGGTCAAAAACCAACAACAATAAATAAAGATTTAGCATCAATATTTTATGACATGTATGAGGTGGATACCGCAGAAAATATGATTCATTGGGCTGAGTCACTTTTAAATAATATGGATGAAAAATTACTTAGCATAGATAAAAATATAAATATAGGTAAGATTTCTATATATGACGCGTTTACAATGTTAAGAAAAGATAAAATAAGTGAATTTGATTATCTTGTTAATATGGGTGAAGAAAAGAAAATAAAAATTGATCTATCGGGGTTTAAAAAAATCTCATTTACAAGAAGTAGGGTAGTAGGCGCATTAAATAGACACCTTGATGATAAAACTAGAAAATCAATAAAAAATAATATACTATCAATATCCTATGATGATATAGACTTAATGAAGGAAGATATGGATTTTACAGACCTTAAGGGAGCTGTCAGTGAAGAAGATTTTAACTGGATGAAGATACACAAATCTGCTATAGAAAAAAACACATCTGAGAGACACGTATTATATGATTTAACAGAAATGAATCGAGATCCTGGGTATGTAGATAAACCTGGTTTTGTTGTAAATATGTTACAATCAGCAGTATCATCTACGCTACAAGATATTTTTGGGTATTCAAAATATGAAGCTAATAAAGTCGCCACTCTCAGTGAACAAGGTAGGGCTGATGTTTGGTTGAGTGAATTTCAAGATTTAGTAACAGAATACAATGAGACATATGGAGAAGATAATCCTATTCAGTTAACTAAACAACAAATAAAGAATTTAGAGAAATCATTGAGTGCGACCATAGCAGAAGGAGCCGGTCATTTTCTTCCCATAATAGTAAAATTAGGTATTATTGGGCGCGTTGTCAATCCTTTATTATCAATAACGGGTGTTGCTAACAAGCTAATGAAAATGACACAAAGTAAGAATCTATACACACGTTTAGAGGGTCATTTTCTAAATAGTATGATTGAAGAAGCTAAAGGTCAACCTGCTGGGTTTGGTGTAGGAACTATGTCAGTATTTTATGGCGCTAATGTTGCGCTCCGTGGAATAAAATTCCATCCAATGTGGAATCCTGTAATGCAAAAAATTGTTAAACAAGGTTTTACTGGTTTGGGAGCTTCTGAAGTGTCTCTATTGTTAGATGAAGGTTTGTTAAAAAATAATGATTTTAAAGCTGTTTGGAATGAATTATATGGTGAATACAGTGATTTTGAGAAAAGAATGTTAGTAACTTTGATTAATTTTAAAATGCTTGGTGCTACACATATAAAACCATCAGATCTTCCATGGAAAAGAACAATTGATGGATTAAAAAATTTGGAATTAAGAGCGCAAAAAGATAAACTTGATGTTATATTAAAATATGAACAAGATTTAAAAGAAGGAAAAGTTAAATATGATGATAAAATATTAGGTACAGAGGATTTATCACCTATAGAGTTGTTTGCAAGGGGAAAAGCACAAGAGAAATATCAAAGTAAATATGATGCATATAACGCTACAGAAGCAGACGCCGCAATGGCTTTTGATGTTTCAACTAAAGCATATGAAATAAACCCGGAACATCCAAATTTTGAAAAAAATGTAAAAGAAAGGTTACTTGATCCATATAATAACGCATTACGTGAAGTTATTGGTGAAAATTTTGAAAATATAGAACTCAAATGGGTTGAAACCTTAGGTGAAGGCATTCCCGCTGAATACAATCCTAAAACAAATGTTATAAGCGCTGTAAAAGGCAAATTTAATATTGAGTTATTTAACCATGAAATAAGCCATGCCACAACACGTAATTATTTTAAAGCAAATCCCACCATTCAAATGAGTTTTGCTAAATCATTTGCACGGAAATTTAGGAAATTTAATTTTGAAATAACAGATCCATTTGATGGAAAACGAAAAAATATAAAACAGTTCATCAAAGAAAATTATGGGAAAAATGGTAAAGTATTAGACTTAAGAAGCGAAGAAGCTAGAGTCAATTTTAATAATGAATTTATAAGTTACGCAATGCAGTTATTAACAAGACCAGAGGTTAATAGAAGTATGAATGCTGTAAATGTGTTTCAAGAAATGGGGGATGTGGTAAAATCTCATTTTGAAGGACTTGGTATGAAAAATAATATCACCACAATGGAGGGGTTGATAAATGGTATGGCTAGATTAGGTAGAACTAATTTGTTCGGTACAACATCACCAAATCAAATACAAAATTTAATGGAAGGTTTTAAAAATCTTGGTATTTTCATGACCGACAAAAGTATTAGTAAGCGAGATTTTTCTCAAGAAAGGTTTGAGGCAAAAGATATATCGGAGGCTGCTAGGGAACTAAACAACTTTGTTGAATCTAGTTTTAGGTTATTAGACTGGAAGAATTTGAGTGAAAGTAAAAAGAAAGATTTCGGTGAAAAAATGGGGATACATTATGAAGGGCGTATAAGGGGTATTTTAAAAAATAGATACCCAGATTTAACACAAGAACAAATTGAAAATATTTCCACGCTTTTTGTCGATAGGAATGCTAAAGATGGTTTTACAGGTTTAGTTACATTATTTGATCCTGCTAAAAATGATAGCATAACTGGTTATCTTTATAATGCAACAGGAGGTATTGAAGTGAGATTAAGAAAATTTGTTGCAGCAGAAAAAACCGGTCATACTAGACTTGAGGATCCTGCTTATATGGGTGGTGAAACATCTACTACATTAGGGGAAACAATACCTGATCCTTCTACTCTAAAAGGTCCAAAGATAGAATTAGGTAAAAAACAAAATGAAGTAGATCCTACAACGGATTTAACTCCAATACAATTAACAAAAGCTAGAGATGGAATAAATACTTTACATGATCAAAACATATTAATATTTGATTATAAAACACAATCGTTAGACCCTAAAAGTTTAGCCAAATTAACAAACAAAATAATAGACCCAATTACTAGAGAGAGACTTGGAATTGAATCGAAACCTGGTAATGCTTATACTGAAGGAGATGTTAAAAAAGTTATCAAGTGGCTCAAAAAAACAACAACACATAATGGTAAAAAAATAACAATTGGTGAATTAATATTTAATGGAATGCCTATAAGTAATGTAAACCCAAATACAGGTAAAGAAATGGGTATACGAACCGTTATGAAACAACTCCTATATGACTACAAAACGGATAGAGCAAAAATTACCAAAGTTGGACAAGGTACTGGTATAAAAATAAAGAAAAATTGGTTAGAAATAGGTGGTATAGAAGGAATAGAAAAAATATTTGAACAACTAAAAAAAGAAGGTAAGAGGGGTCATCTAAATCTCGCTGAGGCTTGGGTGGATCAGTACAATAAATTACTTGGCAATACTTTAGCTAGAGAAAAAGCTAAAACAGAAAACGCAAAAGCAGAAGTTTTAGAAGAAATGACTGGTGGTTATATTGACTTAAAGGCCGTGGAGATAAAAAACGAATGGAACAGGGTTCCAGGAATGACTGAGAATATGGTTCAATATTATATAGGTGAATACGCTAAAGATCCAGATAAATTTAAAAGTAAATATTCACAAGAGACCATAGATATGGTTGAAAATATTATAAAAGTAGAAGCTTACAATAGATTTATAGAAGGAAAAGCAAGTGCTGCACATTATGACTTAAATACAATTAAACTTAAAGATATAACATTAAGCAATGGAGATAAAATAACGAAAAAAGAACAACAAGACATATCCAACGATATTACATACCTAACAAAAGACCCAACGGGTAAAAAATATTTACTTGAAAAATATGGGGGAGAAAAAGACATAAGAGAAGTTGATGTTAAGCGCACGGAGGAATTTGTAAAAATGGCTCAAGAATTTTCTGAATATTTGCCAAAAGGAATGGGGGGTGGATTAAAAGGTTTTGCTAAATTTTTATCAGGCATACAAAGTAGATCAACTGCTCAAATTGGTAGTAAAGACACAAAGGGTTTTAGAAAACTTAGAAATAAAGATGGTGAAAAGTTTGATGCTCTAGAATGGTGGATGAATCCTCCATTCAAAAATATCGGTAAAAACAAAAAAGCACAAGAACTATATAAAAACTTAACATTCAAAGATTTCAAGCAATTAACAACGTTAAGAAAAGCTTATGAAAAAGCGCTTAAATTAAGAGAAGAAGGTAAAATAGAAGAAGCAGATAAAGTTCTGGAAAAAACATTTTCTCTAGAAAACGAAAACGTTAAAAGGAAATTATACTATCAATTTAACTCAGCAAAACAACTTTGGTTAGAAGATGCACCTAATAAAAAAGAATATTTAAGAAGATATAGATACATATTAACACTGGGTAAACTGCAAGATAACATTGTTGGTGGTGAAAGAGCTTTGGTTCCAATACATGCTGTGTATTTACCCGGTGGACAAGTAAAGGGAATTAAATTAGAACATATACAATCTATGGTAGAACGATCTCTTGAAACAGCTAGAGCCATTGTTGAAGGTAGGTGGATAAGCGAAGGTAAAAAATTAACAAAAAGTTATAAAGGTGTTTTGGGAGAAAAAGAATCATTTGATGTAATTGATTTTGTTGGTGGTAAAACCAATACAAGTGGAATAGCTAAACTTGTCGTTGACATGGAAAAATTAAAATATTATCGTATAGTTGGAGACAAGGGTATTACAAACGTGACATTATATGATCAACTTATGCATACAACTGCACAAAGTTTAGGTAGAATGGGTAGAGAATTAACACAACCGTATATTAAAGATATGTTTTATAAGTATGTGGCTTCAAAAGCAGAATCAGATAGAATTACATTAGAAAAAGCTATCAAAGATCCTAAGTGGGCAAAAATACACGCGCGTCATGTTCAAGCAGTTATTAAATCAGGATTACATGCTGATAAAAATATGAGTACGTCTCAACTCGCTGAACTTTTAAATCTTAAAACAAAAGCAGCGCGGATATATTTAGATCCTAATGCTAAAAAGAAAGGTGGTAGTGTTTATGATTTAGATAGAACATTGTATGAGGGTATAGAAAAAGTTACGGTTACAATGCCAAGTGGTAAGAAATTAAGATTAAATTCTGAAGAGTTTGCACGTGAGTATGATAAACTACAAAAAGAAGGTGGGGAATTTGATTATTTACAATTTGACAAGATGTTTGGTAATAAAAAAGGTCCTTTATTTAAACATTTACTTGAACAGCAAGAACAACACGGTAGTGAACACTTGTATATTTTAACAGCAAGGTCACCAGGTGCAACAAAAGCAATTCACGAGTGGTTGAAAAGAAATGGTGTAGATATGCCAATAGATAATATTGTTACACTACAAGATGGTAGGCCAGAAGCAAAAGCAAATTGGTTTATTGGTAAGATAGTTGAGAAAAACTATAATGATTTATTTTTTACTGATGATATGAAAGCTAACGTAAATGCTGTAAGTAAAGTATTAGATAAATTAGGTATTAATTCAAAAATTAGAGAAGTTAATGCACAAGCCGCTAAAGATTTGAGTTCAGATTGGAACAGGATGATTGAAGAAACCACGGGTGTGGAAGCGTTTAAAGTAATTTCACAAGCAACGGCAAGAAAATCAGGTAGAGATATAGATAAATGGAGATGGTGGTTACCCTCAAGTGCACAACACTTTTTAACATTAAATTATAAGTTTTTTGGAAAAGGAAAACAAGGTGACAAACATAGGGAATGGTTTGATAAAGTATTAGCTGAACCGTATGCTAAAGGAAACTATCAACTAAATATAGAAAGAGCAAGACTTAGGGATGATTATAAAGCCCTATTAAAGGACAATAAAAATGTTAAAAAAATTCTAAAAAAAGATACTGGTTATCGTGGTTATACGTTTGAACATGCGGCTAGAGTATACTTATGGGATTCATTTGGTATTAATATGGAAAAGCATGGGTTAACTAAAACCGACACAAAGAAGTTGATACAAATAGTAAAATCAAACCCAGAACTTCAAGCGTTTGCAGATCAACTCCCTGGAATTGCTAATATTAAAGAAGGTTACATTGCACCTAATAAATATTGGGTGGATGAAGGTATAGCACATGATATAAGAAATATTGGTGGAAAAGTATATAGAAAAGAGTTATTAAAAACATGGGTGGATAATAAAAATAAAATATACACACCAGATAACTTAAATAAAATAGAGAAAATATACGGGACTAGATATAGGGAGGCTTTAGAAGATATATTATATAGAATGGAATACGATACAAGTAAATCTTTTGGTAAAGATAGAAAAACTAATTCTTTATCTAAATATATTTCAAATGCCACAGCAACGGTTATGTTTTTAAATAGAAGATCCGCATTAACGCAAACTATATCATCATTGAATTTCATTGAAGCAACTGGACCTAATAATATTTGGGCAGCAGCTAAAGCATTTGCTGGAAATCCAAAACAATATTGGAAAGATTTTGTTATGATATTTAATTCACCAATGTTAAAACAAAGAAGATTAGGTAATAAATTAGATGTTAATTATGCGGAATTAGTTAATACCATGAGAGATAAAAAAGATCCAATTACAGCGGTTTCAGCATGGATGTTAGAAAAAGGATTTATTTTTACTAAAGGTGCTGATAGTTTTGCTATTGCGTTTGGTGGTGCTGGGTACTATAGGAATTATATAAACCATTATTTGAAAAAAGGTATGTCAAAAGTGGAAGCAATAAAAACAGCATTTTTGAAATTCCAAGAAGCATCAGAACCTACACAACAATCAACAAGAGCTGACCTTATATCCCAAGAGCAAGCAAGTCCCGTTGGAAGATTCGTACATAATTTTCAAAATGTATCTCTACAAAATAACAACAATATGTATAGGGGTATTTTAGATGTTATTAATGGTAGGGGTGATATGAAAACAAACATATCAAAAATAATATACTACGGCGCTGTACAAAATATTATGTTCTTAAGTTTACAACAAGCATTATTTTCAGCATACTTTGATCCAGAAGATACAGAAGAACTACAACAAGCAAAAGTTAACGACAAAATGGTAGGTATTGGTAATGGTATGTTGGATATATTATTAAGAGGTAGTGGTATTAGTGGTGCAGTTGTATCAACATTAAAAAATGTTTTAATGCAATATGTTAAAGAAACTCAAAAGGGTTATAAAGGAGATCAAGCTAAAGTGTTAATTCAAGCATTAAACTTTTCCCCTTCATTGGGATCAAAAGCAAGAAAATTCTATAGTGCTCTACAAGATGATAAATTTAGTAAAGAAACCACCATTCAACCAACACTACTTGCGGCTGAAGCTATAACGAATATACCATTTAATGAATTCTACGAAATGGTGGGAGATGGGGTATTATTAAGTAATCAAGAATTAGAAAATTGGCAAAGATTGTCTATAATATTAGGTTATAGACCTTGGCACGTTGGTATTGATGTCAACGAGGGAGATGAGGAAGAGACGGGTGGTGATCTAAAAATCTCAGATCTTGAACTTATTGATCTAGAAACTTCAGATTTAAAGATAAATTAACGAGAAAGTAAGTAATAAATATAATATGGCGACACAACAAACTCAAACAACAAAACAACTATTAGGATTACTTGAATATAAAGTAAAACAAATTTTTACTGAAATTAAAGATATGAAAGCTGAAAATTCAGCTGCTCACCAAGAGGTTAAAGATGATTTAAAATTTCTTAAAAATAATATATTTGACCCTAACGAAGGTATATGGTCAGAAGTAAAAGAAAATACAGCTTTTAGAAAAGAAACAAAAAAATACAAAAACGCATTTGGGCTTGGATTTTTTGGTTTATTAGGTAAACACATTTACGATATATTTAAAACATAAACTTATGAAACAATTATTAACATTAATTTTTCTGTTTATTAGTATGAATGCTAATGGTCAGTTTTTTAAAAAAATATTCAAACATTCTACTATTTATACATCGGGTAATATAACAATGCCTCGTGAAGAGATTAAGAAAGAGTTTTTTGTAACCCAAGAAGGTGAAGTAAGGAATATTACAGTTGAACCAGAATTTGATTATATATATTCTATTGGTTGGAGGAAATTAGCTAGATTTGATTACGAGAATAGACAAAATATTTTTTATGATGGATCAGAAAGACCTATAGCATTATCATCAGGTGTTGGTAATGTGGATAATTGGGAGTGGTTATTTAATTATGACTGGGTGAGAGATAGAGGAAATGAATTCAACAATAGCAGATATTTCTTAAGATATTTAGGACCATGGTATATTATTAAAGGTGAAATAAGAGAAGAAGGTGCTATTGATTTCAACTATACAGCCGCTGATATTAGAGGTAGACTTAAAATAGGGGATAAGTTTAATTTATCATTAGGTGGTATATACAGAACTTCTGATAAAGTTTTTGGTTTAAATCCAATAGAAGAATATTTAAAACCAGATACAGCACAATGGTGGGATCTTGCTTACGATTATGAATATGACGATCATGGGTATTCGATAAACGATGATGATTATGATTGGTATTGGACAAATGCTGATGGTGAAAGAGTTGCAGATACAGATTTAGATTTTAGAAAACATATTTTTAAAAACATTGTTAATGATTATAACAATGAAGTATTTAAAGGTATTGGTAGAATGGGTTATTTATCTATGATAGTAGGTTATGACTTCTATCATTACACTGAGAATTTTTGGTTACATAATTATGTGAGTTTAATGCCATTTCATAAACAAATATCTGGAGATAAAGAATTTGGTTATGGGAAGTTTTATGCGATTGATAATGATGGAAAAGAGAATTGGGTTGATTATCAAGTTGGTTTAGTTTTAGGTTTAAAAATTAAAAGAGCATTTGGTTTTTTTTTAGAAGGTGAATATTCCAGGTTATGGGATAAAGATATCTATAATGCAAAAATTGGATTCAATATAAATTTTAGATAATGACCAAGAATATAACTGAAATAGGTGAGGATACTAAATTAGGACTGGATGTTGATGGTGATGGAAAACCAGATTTTCATATTAATTTAAAAACAATTGGTATGATTGTTGTGGCGATCGTGTCGGTAACTATGTTTTATTTTCAAATTCAAGCAGACATAGAAGAAGCAAAACTATTACCAATAATAGGTACGGGTCAATATGTTATAGATGCATCAGATGCAAAAGCAACAGCAACATATCCACCAACAAGAGTAGAATTTCAAATGAAAGATCAGATGAGTAGAATGACGATAGATCAGTTAATGGAAAAAGTTGATGAAATAGAAGATGATATACAAGAAATTAAAATTGAATTAGCAAAAAAAAGAGATAGATGAAAAATTTAATTATATTTGCAATATTGATTTTAATGACATCTAAGGGATTTTCACAAGACTTCATACATCAGGATGATTTTAAAAAGAAAACGTCTCAGGGAATAGTCCTTGTTGAATTCTGGGCAGAATTTAATGCAATGAACCAAATTAATCTTAAAAAACTATATGATTGTAAGAAATATAGGGTTGATATGAGTTTAGATCCGTCTTTAATGATAACACATAAAGTCATGGCCGTTCCAACCGTAGTATTGTATAATAATGGAAAAGAAATAAAACGATTTTTACCAACCGTTATGATGAAACTAGATGCTGAAATAAAAGATATACAAAAAGAAATTGATAAGTTAGTTGATGATAAATTTTAATATAAAAATAAATAAGTAAGATTATGATAAAATTTAAAAATGGATGGAAATCTCACGCTAAACAAAATGACAGATACATTATTGAAATAAGATTCGGTAAATGTTCTCTGTTAGAAATTTACTTTGATTATTCAAGTAAAAAATTTGTTTTAGGATTGTGCAATTTCTTTATACATAATTAACATGATAAGCGAACATATAAGTTTTAAAGAAGCCGTACATAGTAACACAGCAATGCGACTTGGTATAATTAACGTACCAGATAAAGAAGCATTAATGCATATACAA